AAAGTTGATTCTACGCCGTGTTTTCTTTTGGCGTACTCAAACAGTCCAATTCGCTGGCGCGTGTTGTCTTTTAATTGTTGCTCATATTGTCTTTGGACGAAAGAAGTATTCAATTCAGCATTATTCGTGAATAACCTACCATTTTTATTTTCTATTCCGCGACTCGATATATATTCGTCAAAGTTCATTGCTGGCGATTTATCGGATAAAATCTCTGCTTTACTATTTGCCCTTTTTGCAATACTAGACGCTAGAGAATTTTTCTCTGCTGGTGTATTTAACGCTCTTGTTATATCTCCTTTTAGTTTGTCACGATACCATTCTCCTGTACCCTGGTTTTCAGCCAAATACAACCCATGCCCGTAAGCCTGCGCACCTTCGCCCGTTCCAATAGCCTCTTTAGCAAACGTGTTGAATAAGTGAGGTGAACCGTGCCATGCGGTCATACCAATAGCACCTACAGGGTTAGTCCAATCCATTCCCATCTGTTCAGGTGAAGCGTTCATCTGTTCACGCAATGAATTGACTATCGGCTTACCTGTTAATAAAGCTTCTCCATTCTTGGCTCTGTTATAAGCAGTAGCCAAAGCATTACCCGCTACGTCTCTCATCGAGGCGTAATATTCAGGGTCAGCTAAGAATGACAATGCATTCGCCATTATCTGTTACTCAAGATATTAATCCGTCCAACTTGAGCATGATTACCCGGCAGGTTAGTGTCTAATGAAAGTGCCCTGACATTCGCCCTACGCAGTACACGTCTTGCATTGATTCCAACTGCTTCCAGTCTAGGGCTTAATGTTTTATTAAACATCCCTAAAAACTCAGGCGCGACTGTGTACATCAACGCTTTACGATAGCCTTGCGGCAGGCTGTAGGAGGTGTCCAAGTCAGCGAACTCTGACAATTGAGTGTTCAGCATCAAGTGATATTCGTTCGATGTAGGAACAGGCCAAACATAAACGTTACCAGTCGGAGATCCTCCATCGTAGTACATCACTTCTGGAAAGTCGCTGTTGATACCCTTCATTGAGATGGAATTATACTCAGCGTAATCAATTATCCGTAGTGGATAGTCTATCTGACTTCGGCGGTAGAATGCCGAATCAATACTACTCGGACGAGTGCAAGCGATGACCATCGCAGGCCCAATCGTGGCAGTCTTTCCTGAGAATGTTGCGATTTGCTCTGTGACTGTGTAGAGATTGAGATTCTCTAAATTCCACGAATCAACTAAATTGTTGAGTAGAATTAAACCATCTGCACCGTCAGAAGTAGCGAGTGTTTCGCTAGAGCCAAGTACGCCCCCCAATTTAAGTGCGCCCGTGAGAATTGCCCTAGCTGTTACACTCATTTCACACCTCTTTTAACTCACGAAGGCAACCCGCCTACATAGTCAGAATCAAGTCGAGCAATAAGCAACCTGAAGTTACCAGCCGCAGCGTTGATAGCTCCTGCGGTTGGATTGACAAACGTTACAGAGATTGTGTTGGCGGCCTTGACACGATAACCAGCAACACCCAATCCAGCAGTTGCGGTCGTCATATTAAAGGTCAAGATAATGTCGCTAGCCAACACGCCAGGAACGGTAAAGTCTTGTTCGGCACAGGTAATCGTAGCAATGTTAGCTGGATCCAGCGTTAGGCTAACAGCATACAGTCCTGCTATGTTTCCATCAATAACTGAGGTGGACATATTATTCCTTTCATCAAATCAGTGAAAAGGAGGGGTTTCCCCCTCCCTTAGTTTAGCCCGGTACGCGAATCGCCCACTCAGGACGCAACGCTCCGAAGCCAGCCATCAAGTCGAATCGTGAGATACGCTTGTTGTTGGTTATATCGAAGCCGCGCACGAAGCGAAGATTTACACCTTCGTAAGTGATCTGCTCTGCCATGTCCATACCATTTGGCACGTCCATTGCCACAGTGACCATAGTGAAAGCATCTTTGTGGAAAAGCATGTTTTGAGGGTATGAGGTAACGGTAGAACCAGTGACAACAGTGATTGCGGCATTATCAGCAGGCAGTGCAGTAACGTTCTGATAAGCACCAGCAGCGATGATTGCCGGAGATACGATCACTGTAGCCGGGCCAGTTGCAGCGCCGGAAGTAACGTCAGCAGTAACCACAAACTGTTTCAGATATGACAAAGTGTTCTTATTTTCCAAGTTCACCGCATACACACCAGCCAGCGTAATAACGTCGCCCTTTTTCAGAATGCCAGCAGTGCTGTTAGTCCATCCATCAGTGACCAACGAAGTAGTAGCAGCGTATGGGTTCTCAGTTGATACCGCAGTTGTAGTGCCTTGAGTCGCACCGTTCACCAAAGGCGTGCCTGTAGCCACACCTACAGTGTGTGTAGGAACGTTCTGAGACATCTGGAAAGACATACCTAAGTTAGTCTCTAATAGACCTGTCTTAGTCTGTTTGCCGATGATACCTGCATCATTCAGCAGACCCTTCAGACCGTCAACCATATACGCCATCGCCAATGGGTTAAGGGCAGCCGTACGCAGGCCATCACGCGGACATGAGCCAATATCATCCAGAATTGCAGCAGCCTTCAACATCGCTAAAGCGGTGCTTGGGGTTGTGCCTGGCGTACCTGAATGGTTAGCGACTGACTGATAGAATCGGGTAGCGATACGCGAATCCAACTCAGTTGCCAGACGTTTACCAGCGGGGGTCATGTAACGTTTGGAGAAGTCATCAACCGACAAGGTGCGGTCGAACTCGGTAAAGTCGAAGTCGATACCGAATTCAGGTTCAACGGTGACTGCTACGCTAGTTTCGTTCACATCCTGTAAGGAAGCGGTTGCACCATCACGCACACGAAATTGGACAGGACGGCGAGGATAAACAGTCGCGCCAGCCTTCATGCCCTTCTTTGCGAATTCATCATTGAATTCTGTGTTGATGTTGCCAAGGAATGCGGATTCGTTATGTAGAACCTGCATCGTTTTGTTCAAAATAATCGTCGAGGTGATTAGATTATCAGCCATGATTTATGCCTTTACTTTCTAGCCCGTTGAGCTAATAGTTTTTCGTTTTCCCACTTAATCCAACGTGCCGTATCTTTCGGGTCTGGCTCACCACTTGAGCCTGTTACCGCTTTCACCGGAGATGCTGGTTTAGGTGCGGAGCTTGGTTTTTTCTCTACCACTTCGCCCATCTCTTTCTCAATCTGGGCAATGCGTCGAATCTGTTTAGTCGGAGATAATGTGGATAACTCAGCAGCAAGTTCTGGATTCTCAGATAAGTGTAGGATGATCTTGTGAGGTTCATCAGCATCTAAAATCGCTTCCATAATCTGCGTGGGGCGATTCTTAACGAACAACTCTCCAACCTCTTCACTCACTGACGTTAAGGCTTTTGCGAAGTCCTTATTAGCCTTTACACCCTTTTCAGCCACATCATTACATCGGTCGTTAAACTGTTTGACCATCAGCATTTCAGAAGCTAACGCTTGCGCTCTTGTTTCTACATCATCATTCGGTTGATATTCAGGCACCCGGTTGGATTCAAGCATTTCGACTTTGGCGCGAAGTTCGTACTTTTCGCGGGTTAGCTTGTCAATCCGTCGTTGAGCAGCGTTGCGCGCTTTCTCTTCGTCATGGGGCTTATGTTCAACCTTCTCTTCAACTTTTTCTGGGGTTTCAACTACGGCAGTAGATGTGGCCTCTACAGTGGCTAGTTCTTCGGACATTTTTTCCCTTTCAAGGATGCATCACGATACTGCGTGAAGTCAGTACTTAATCCGTTGAGCGTATACTAAACCTTGTCTTTACAGTTTGCAAGCACTTACTTACAGTAACATTAAAAGAGTTTCTTCATCATCTTGTTCTTTTGCTTTTATGATGGTTTGCAAGGCAATCTTGTAAGCGGCCTTGTATTCAATGTCACGTTTAATCAGTTCTTCTTTCAACGCTTGAATAGGAGCTTCTGGGTTCTTTTCTGCTATCGCCTCAAGTATTGGCTTTATCTCTAATGGTACAACGTGGTTTTTTCTACGCTTTTCAAAGATACCACCCATGAACAAGCCGAAATCATTGGCCTGCTCATTAGCCTGTACGTTCCAGCTATCACCAGATTCTACCCAAGCTATCGCCAGGTTATCTGTAACCGTTCCAGCATTGGCATTAAGTAGCCAAGTATCTCCTTGCTGTGTCCATGCTACCGTTAGGCCGTCTTTTACATTTGAATTGACTGCCCAAGTATCATTGCCACTTAACCATGAGACTGAGAGACTTGCAGAGCTTGTTTCAGTTACTGCCCAAGTATCACTTCCTTGCGTCCATCCTACGGTGCTTGATGCTTTAGCATTAGCCGTTAAACCCCAGGTAGCAGATTCTTGAGTCCATGCAATCGTTAGATT